CACATCTGATGCAGTCATGCGGACTGATTGAGCTGCAATATTGATGCAGCACTGCGAATGCTGATATGGCGAGCTGCGGGGTTATTTCTGGTGTAATATCATATCTTTCTGTTAATCTCTCCATCTACTTCACCTCTTTCATCTGGCTTTCTGCAGTATCTGCAAGTAGCTTCAAGGAATCAATAAATGAGTCCGTCAATGCTGTTCTGTCTGGGTATTTAGTGAATGCTCTGACAAGTTTTACTGCATCCTTGATTTTTTCTTCATATTCGATAATTTCGGATGCTTCAAGCACTCCTTTATCACTCCAATAAGCAACTGTTCCATTATCCTTAAAAATCAAAATATTTGGCAGTTTGATATCCCTAGATGACAAACTGACTTTATCAGACCATTTATCAAAACCTTGTAACCTTGCAATGTTAAGAATATTTTCATATTCTTTCTGCGTTTTTACAAACACGCTTTTTCCTGTTAAATCAATCATCTACCTCACCTCTTCCATCCAGTCCTGAAATTCTTTCATGCAACCAGGACACAAATCTATAACACCATGCGAATAATATTTTCTCTGGGCATCTAAATTTAATATCATGATCCCATTAGGATTCTTTCTATCATTTTTGGAATTGTACTGTTCATACAATTTTCCACATCTGTCACATTTCTTTGCACATGCCATTAATCCATTCCTCCTGTAATCTCATCAATGCACTGATTCCATCCATCGACCATCCCACGCTGATAATCTGTCATATCATTCTCGGCAGTGCTTTTCTCCGGCAATGGCTTCAACGGACACCAATCGGGTATAATACTCAAATCTGTAATATCTCTATTGTTTACTCTGCAGAACGGGTGAAGCACTCCACTGCGTAAAACGCATAAAGCACAATATTTTGGCGTATCAATCACTAATACTGATTTACTCATCTTCTCCTACCTCTTTTCTGTAAGAATGCTCCGTACTGTGCCGGACTGATAACATCAATTTTTCTTCTGTCGGCCTGATAATATCCAGCTCTTCCATTCTTTTTGTTTTCCTCTCTTGTGAACATAGTGGAAATGTCTTTTTCTTTACTCATTCAACTCCACCACCTTTCACGATTTCGATTGCCCTTTCTAAAGCAAGTTTATCTACTTTGCCTCCATATGAGCAAGTACTAAGATATCTGCAATATCCGCATTCTGGCCCTAAGCAAGCTGTGTATTCCTTATCTTTTATATCTTTGATTTGTCTTACAACTTCATCTACATCAAAAACTGTCGGCTGCTTGTTGACACAATCAATAAACTCTTTTTGGTCGGAACTAATACTATTTCCAATTTCCCATATTTTAATATATTCAATTAAATCGTCCGCATCAATCAGTCTGCTCATCTACTTCGCCCTCTTTCTCATTGAAAACCAAGTCAACTCTAATCACATCCGTTTCTATCGCTGAAAGGCAGCTTACTTTCAAGTTATAAAATGGTTTCAGCAGCTTCGAACCGGCATTGAATGTATCATAATTATCCCAGTTTCTTCCCGGGTGGCATATCTGGATTTTTATGTTACTTTCTGGATCACCGCCAATTGCTACTATTAAATCAATTAACTTCATCTTCTATCCTCCCGTTCATACATGTTTGCGTTTTTGCTTTTCCATTCAGCAAACGTCTCTATTTTCGCACCTAATGGTCGTTTAGAAATTACATAACGTCTCCAATATTCTTTCCAGATTTCTTCCGGCCCAAGAGCATTAAATCTTATACAATCAAGTTTCGCACTATTTTCCGTACAATATTCCAACGGCGGCAGTAGGGGTAATTGATAGCCCACTTCGTAAATTGCAAATCCGTATTTTCCAGGAGCAGTATAGTATCGAAGCAATCCATTTTTTAAAAGATATTCCTTCGGATAAATAGACTTGATTTCACTCATCTCCTTCCCACACTCCCAACAATCTCATTCTCTCATACAGTACAGCGACGGTCTTGCGTCTGTAGCCGTAAAAGTCTTTCGGGTTCATCGGGATATATCTTTCTCTGCTGATTTTCCTGTAACTTTTCCGGTGTAGGATATTCTCGATAACCATATCCGCTATCACCGTGTTCTTCGGGCAAGCTGACAAGGCAGCACTGGTAAGCAGGTATCCATACTCTGCCGGGAAGTCTTTCAGCATCGTATTCAGTTTTTCTATGTCCTCTGCCGGAATACCGTAGTCTTTCAGTTTTTTATTCCTTGTCAGCATACCGTTCTCCTTTCTACTCGTCTGGGTGATGCTTATCGTACATGATCGCCACACATGCAAGACCAACCATTCCAAATATGGTTCCAATGGCGAATCCTAATAAGAATGCAATCATACAACCACCTCGCTATCTGCTGGCATCTGGTAATCAATATGCCCATTTACATAGGCTTCCTGAATCATATCCAGTACCTTCATGGCTTTTTCTTTTGATGAATAATGCCCGATAACATAATCATCGCATGAATATGAGCAGTACATCTTCGTTGCCCCTCCAATATCCACCATGGTGTTGACTACGATTGAATTGTTGAAATTGATTAATGTTTCTTTATCCTGACTTCTGATTAACATTTCGCGTCCTCCTTGCCCGCATACATTTTCAACTGCTTCATCTTTTTAATAAACAGTTTCATTTCATATCCTGTAAGACCAACACAAGTATTTCCAATCCCTTTATCATCTCCTAAATCTGGATCATATGACTGCAAAATATGTCCACCAGATTTTTTGTGTCCAATGAAGACTTTTTGTGTAAAATTATATTCCTTATCTTTTCTTTTATACACACACCCATACTTGTCTTCTTCTTCTTTTACAAATCCAATTTCCGCTAATTTCTCATCTACTGTTTTAAATAATTTCATTTCGTGCCCTCCTTGTTTACTCTTTTATTCCATATTTCAACAGCTTCCTTCCAATCCCATGTGTCTGTGCAAAATGTTAATCCGCATTCACAGTGAATGGCTATTGGATCCCCCCCCCCACTGTCAGGATCGTAAAAAGACGGTGCCCAGTCTCTTTCTGGAATGTATACATTTTTGTCCGTATCTATCTCTTTTCCGCAAAACGGACACGGTTTTAATTTATCCATTTCTCCTCCTTATTTTCTCATACAATTCAAAATATTCTTCCCATGTTTCTGGCAGTTTGATACAATCTGGCTCATAAGGTTGTGGATATACAGTATATCCACACCTCGTACATTTGATTTGTGGCGGGAAATCTCTACTCCATTCCATGTTTCCACCACATTTTCTGCAACGAATGTATCTCTCTACTTTCTTTGGTTTCGTTTTGAAAAATGAAGCGTAATTATTATTTTTCATTTCCCATCCTCACTTTCCCCATGTAAGCAACTGACACGCTATTGTGCAGTTAGTACATGATTTTAAACTCCCATCTTCTTAACTAGATTCTTATTCATCTCATCAAATATTACATCTGTGTTCTCTTCAATGTCCTGCATCATGCTCAGGACGCTCATTTCGCCCTCATTTGCCATTTTAACGTACTCGTTAGCAGTCTGCATGACTGTGAGCAAACGTTTCGTAGAAAAGCCATATAAGCGTCTCAGGGCCATCATCGTTGTAACGACGTTAATCGTATCAGCCCAATCTTCTCCATCATTGAATCCATTTTCATAAGCTTCTCTCTCCATACTTTTGATCTGACTATGGCAGTTCTGCATAGCTCGCCCAAATGCCTGAGCTGCCTGATTGGACTGAGCCAGAGGAAGTCTCTGCTTCCGTGGCTTGACTTTAAGCTTGCTGCTCACGCTTCACACACCTCCTGATTTGCCCTGTAACGGCTTCAAACTGCTTAAGTAATGAGCCGTCATCATTCCGGTTTAAAGTCCGATCATGAGCCGGAGAAACGTCCCACAAGTCATTTACGAGAACGCCGTGCGCCACGCTGTTGAGTAGTGCACTCCGATGTGCTCCTGTGATGCTTATGATCTCGTCAAGAGTGAACTCTCCAACGTATTCAGTGCCTTTGAACAGCTCATACAGTTTCATGTTTCTTCCTCCTTGTCACGAACTCATATCCCGTCAACCGGAACGCTCTCGGCGTCTTCGGGTGATCCGTTTCGATCAGCCCATCAGTTCGCAGCATGTCCATGTGACGAAGTACCGTGGCGTTTGACACGCCAACCCCGTCGGCGATCTCTTTGTAGGACGGTGCGTACCGATGTTCCTTGATATATCGGCAGATGTACAGATATATGTCTTTGTGAATCTGCTGACCTTCTTTATACTTCTGTTTGTACATTCTTCTCACGCTCCTTTTTCATCCTCTGCGCTCTTTTAAACATTTTTTCGAGATAGTCCGCATAAGCCAATAGCATATGATCTACAAACCCGTTTTTTCGATATTTTTCTGACATGATATGAATCTGCTCTGTCACCTGCTGCCAGTATTCATCATTTTCTTCGATTCCGGCAGTCTGGAGGACCAGTGCCGGAAAGTCGATCTGTAAAAACTTTATAGTGTTCGGTATCTGCTCATGTGTCACCCTCATAGTTACACACCTTCTTCCACCTCAAAACTCTGCTCAAGAAGTTGCTCGTTATCCTTGCTAAACGCCTTTATATAGCTTTGCTTAATCGGTCTGATAAAATGTATGCCGTTAGCTGATTTAGCCCGGGAAACAGCCACGTAGAACTGTCCTGGATCCCAACAGCAAGGATCAATATTAATCTTTTCAAATGTCTGTCCCTGTGATTTATGAATACTGATTGCCCAGGCAAGTTTTACCGGGAACTGAGAGAATGACCCAACTTTCTTACGGACAATCTTCTCTTTCACGATCTTCTGACCGTCCTTTTCTTGTTCGGATTCCTCAATAACCTGTTTCTCAATGTCTTTGCTGTATCTGTACAAGTTAACTGTTTTACCCTTGTCCGTTTTAATAATCAGATAGGATTCTTCAAACTCTCCATTGTCTACGATTTTCTGAATAATACCAATCGTTCCGTTAACGTAATTACCAGACAGATCGTTGACGGTAATCATCACTTTTGCACCGATGTTAAGAATTAAGTCCTCTCTGGCAAATGCAATGTTCTTAATATCGGCAGATGTTAGCTCGCCGTCAACTGCTGCATGAAACACTTTTTCGGTCTTTTTATCCAACTTGCCAAGGAAAGTATTGTTAATTCTGTCAGCTTCTGCATTAGTGCCAACCAAGAACGGTGCTTCCGGTATAACCTTGTCTGATTCGTTGTTCTCCAGATATGCAATGGATTTTCTAATATTGTTGCCATATTTAATATCATTCAGCACATACTTAAATCCCTCATCATTCTGCCTGCATACTTCATCAAGCTTAATATATTCGAATGACATATCTTTCCAGTATTCAGACATGAAGGCATATCCGTGTTCGTACTTTCCGCCCTTTCCATAATCAGATCCATACATCCGGCAGAGAATTTTGCGGTCATCTGTCGTGATAACTGGGGGAAGCTGGTAGAAATCGCCTATCACGATTAACTGAATGTCTTCTTTGTCCTCTCCGATTAGAAGTCTGTCAACTGCTCTCTCTTTATTCTCCGTGATGATCGTCTTTGCAATCATATTGAACAAATCGAACCGGCACATGCTGATTTCATCAATGATAAGAACATCTGCTTCTTTCAGAAGTTCAGCTCTGGATTTCACCTTTTTCTTATAGTCCTCAAATTTAATTGAAATATTCAATGCCCGGTGTACGGTAGTTGCCCCATATCCGATATTATCCGCTGCAATTCCAGTAGTGGCGGATACCAGAACATTTTTACCAGCTTTTTCCGCCTCATCGATGAACGTTTGAATAACCGTTGTCTTGCCTGTTCCTGCGTCACCTGTCAGAAAAACATTGCTGCCAGACAGCATCGTATCTAATGCATATCTCTGCTTTTTATTGAGATCGTCTTTTTTCATTTTGTAACCACTCCTTGTAATAATTATGTCAACTAAATATTTTTGTAATATTCAATTAATTTTGCTATAATAAATCTAATTGTATATGCTTTTTAATTTTGTAACCAACGTGTAACCGACTTTTTCGACCTATTGGTTACGCCAAAAACCCTTATTTTATGCGGGTTTCAGAGGTATGTAACCGTGTAACCAATGTAACCAAGGTTTTCATATAGGAGAATCACTAGAGTATATGTTTTTTATACACTCTCAAACTTTCTCCTATAGGACGTTTTTTTTCGTGTTACAACGGTTACATGGTTACAAATTACGAAAACGGAACATTTGTTTCGGCATTAGTTGGCAGAAAGCCAGTTTCAATAACCTCATTTTCTTGCTCATTTTCGAGGCTTTTTATGTTGACAACCTTTACTGCAATAAGCCTCATCACGCTTCCCCCGTCTCTTTTTAGTACCGTATCCCTCTTTCCTGTATGCTTAATCAATTCTCGATTAATTGCCCAGGCAGAAAAGCCTTTTCTGGAGAATCCATTATTTTTCAAAAGGTTTTCAAGAGGTTTCGGATAAAAATATACATATACATCTCCATACTCATCTGGCGTTTCCTTGAATCCCCATTGATCGCAACTGAATTGAGCATCAAAGTGCTGCCCGTACACGGAAAGACTTTCAAGAATGAATTCATAACACCTCTGTCCCTCAGATACGTCTTTTTTACGTGTAGGTATGTCCACAACGTCCTCGACCGTCAGCTCACGTCCATCCTTAAATATGAAATCTGTAGCTAATTTGTCAGCCAGCAGAAGTGTAGATATAGCCATGACCTGTTTTGCTGGAAAGTCATATCCGTCAAAACCTTTCTCAATTTCGGCTTTCATTTCTTTCAGATCGTCCGATGTGAACTGTTTCAAATTTCCAACAAATACTCTTCCAGCAAAGCCGTAGTTCTTCGTGACAACGCTGTTGATCTCTGCCGGATTCTCGTAAATATCCTCGCAACACTCAATCTCAATAATTCTGTTGATAGCTCCGCCGGAGTCTGCAAATTCCGAAATAGGATTCTCACCGTTGCAAATAGTCACATTACTCCATGTATTTTCCTTAGCTGCTCCGAGGTCCTTATTTGACCTTCCTTTCCCTTTGCCGGAACAGAGATTATAGATCAATGTTTCGTAGTTGTCCCGAATATATTGAGAAGCGTTCTTCGAGTCATCGAGGATCATTGGAAAATTATTAAGCATATCTGCTCTAGTCTCTAATGATGTATCTGTTGATCGAAAGTTTCCAACGTAAGCTCCCGGCGCAGGATTTCCCCAAACTGATGCCGCTATATTGATCGTTACTGTCTTTCCACCACCTGTCTGTCCGTAGAAATCTACGATGAACGGTAATACATCAAGCGGCTGTACAAGCACACTTGCAAAAGATGCCGCCAGTGCTATTCGTGGCTCTAATCGTCCGCACGACCGCAGCTGTTTAGCCAGAGTCACCCACTTGAAGTAATCTCCACTTTCCTGTATACTCTGGAATAGTGTTTTAAAGCGGTATTCACCGTCAAAAACGATCGAAAGGTCGTAAGGTACAAACACATTGCCATGCCATCCTAACTTGCTTGTAGAGTGCTGTATGTCGATCATATCGGCATTGTACATTTCAACATCTGCCAGATACTTTACAAGGAGCCTTGCGTTCTCTGAATTAACCTGTACGCCGAACCTTGCAAGATTAGTTATCGCTCTAGAGGTCACAATGTCAATTTTTGGAACAGTTATTTCCGTCCAATATCCATCCCTTTTAAAAGCCACTGTGATCTGTTCTTCACCTGTTTCAATGTTTTTCAGTCGGCGTATCGGCATGATCGGGTGGTGACATACAAGTTCTCTCGCCTTAGATGTTTCAGAAGAAAATATTCCATTCTCTGTAGCTATCCAGCTGCCACAAGCCATATTAGGATATTCCTTATCAACAGAATCAGGATAAAAGTTTGTGATGTTTTCAACCAGCTGCATGGAACGATTTGCTTTTTCTTCTTTTTCCTTTTCCTGCTCTGCTTTCTGGAATTCCTTTATGAACTCTTCTGCTATATGCTTCGCTTTCACACTTTTTGCCCGGTCCATCAGTTTGAATTTGATTTCTGAGCGGTCGATTTTACTTTTTATCGCAAAAAGCTCTTCATACAACTGCTTCTCCATAAAGTCTTGTGCCTGTAAATTTTCAATATTTTCAAGAATTTTTCTCACCTCCTGACTTAACAGACAGCAATTCATATCTGCTTTTTTCTTTCTCGAGATTAAATTGGCACATATACCACTCTTCTGAATCAGGAGGGAACGTTTTTAGTGCTGTTTCGTACATAAGTATATTCTTTTCTATCTGTTCAAGTTCACTATGATCCTGAACGGGATTGTATCTTTTTGCTTTGATATCTCGCACTTCATGCCTGATCTGGTTACGACTTTTGCCTTTTTTTGAAATATAAGTACCGCCCAGCTCAATAAATGCAGTGCTAAAAGGGATGGATTCGTATTGCATCACGAAATCAAACACATCGCCACCGGTTCCACAGCCGAAACAGTAAAAGGAATCATCGTAGATTTTGCAGGATGCTGACTTTTCCTTATGAAAAGGGCAACATATAAATCCTGCTCTATTCGGCCTTAGTCCGTATCTGGAAAGAATTTCCGACATTTTCACTGACTGTTTGATTTCTTCCTTAGTCATGACAGCAGCTCCACGATCTGCCGCCCGGTTTCTTCTTTTGTACAGAATTCAAATCGGACTCCGTATCTATCTCTGATTGTGCAGAGAGATTTATACAACTGGCAGCCATCAACAGCCTTGTCAGAGATTACAGTCTTTACTCTCTTACCGTTTACCGTCTTCCAGATAACTTTGTGTTTTCTTGGGTTCTCCCAAAAATACACATCACCAACGGACTTAATATCTGGCCCATGTTCACATAGGATAATCAACTGAATACCTGCTTCACGCGCTCTGATAAGCTCTGCTTTGAATCTTTCATGCTGCTGGCAGACATTTCCGCAAAGCTCTTGCAAATCCTTTTTACGGTCAATACAGAGTTTTGCATTGTCCAGTGATTGATAATCACCGCAATACAATTTAGAGCGAAAATACTGCACTCCAAGGCTATCAAACTGACTCTGAATTCGTCCCCATTCTGATTTATGTTCCCTTGTGTCCACTTGTATAACCATTAAAAACACATCCTTTTAATTGAACGGAAGTTCTTCCTGTACACTGTCTGGAATACTCATAAAGTCCGTACCTGCTGGACTTGCTCCCATGATAGCTTCTTCCTTCAGATGATCGTCATAGGCCTTTGTGGTACGCTCTTCCGGAATATCTGCATCTTTGATTCCTTCCACGCTGCGGAACCATGCAAGTTTGTGACGTTTTACTTCTTTATTGTCGTACCAGTCTCTCTCCAGACGGAAGATGCCGCCGATCAGTTTTCCCTTAAACTGCTGCCCGAAATTATCGCCCCACTTAACGGCAAATCCCGGATTTGACTTTTCTACGCATGTGATAAATGTTTTAAGGTTACGGACACCATAATCTACACTCTCGTCAATGACCATATAGTTAGTGCCGGCGTTCGGATATTTCTTGTCTGGACGGATATCGTTTTCGAACTGCTTCATAAAGTACCCCGCCTGTTCATCACCTTCTGCGAAATCAAACAAGATAACAAGCATATCAAGCCCACCCTGGGATTTTTTCTCTGATACCTGCTTAATTACCATTTTGTGTCCGCCGAGCTTAATCGGCTCAAATTCTCCTGCTGCCTGTGTAGTATCGTAATTATTTGGTTTCTGCATTATCTGTTCCCCCTAATTCATAATAATCTCTAATAACCTTATCCACCTCTGCAAGGTCGTTACCAATAGTTAAACTGTCAAACATTCCAATCGGGGACTTACTTACTGCTCCCTGGCTGGACTGAGTGACAAATAAGTGTTTGCCGCTCTCTTCGATGCAGCGAAGAACGATGGTAAACATACCCTCGATGCAAACTTTTTCGTCCAGAAGCTTACCAATTGTCTTAGGTTTTACTTCCCCGGAATCATCTTTTTCTTCATGCATCATAAGGTAAACAATTTTATTCTGCGGTACTTTTGTTACAATGAACTGGATAAGATTCCAGAAATAGTCCCCAATGTCATTGTACAGAGCGAACACTGCATTGCCTTTTCCAGCAGAAGCGTGCCCCTTCATGAAATGATTCGTGATAAGATATCCTGCATCATCAATCACAATTGACTCCGCTTTTGATGCGATCAGGCACTTCATTACCTGCTGGTAATCATCTGTAAACCATCCGTCAATCTTTCCTTTAAATGGAAGCGGTTTATTCAATACTCTAATAAGATTCCAGTGTTCATTCTGGCAGTTTCTAAGACTGGTGCTCTTGCCAGAACCAGATTTTCCGATAATTAATACTGGTGTTGCCATTACTATTCCTCCTTATATGATTTCTGAGCCGTTAAAAGCCCATTTAAGGCCTGCACGTAGCTTGCCAGTGTCCTTGCCTTGTATGAACTCTCAATGTAGTTATCAGCTACAAGAGAAAGCTGCTCGTCTATCAGGGCAAGAATCTCGTCAATTCTCTCCTGCATCTTTTCTCACCTCGCTAAAGAAACAGTAAACATTGTCAGAACCATCCCCTCTCGCCGGATTCTGCTCGCCGCTTGGAAAGATTCCACCAGCGCAATGATACTCAAGATGATTCAGATACATGTCCGGATTTTCCCAGTCAAGAATGTACGCTTTCCGCCTGTTCAGTTCCTCTAAAAGTTCGTTCACTGCCGCTGTCAGTTCCATTGTCGGCAGGAGCTTCAGCTCTGTCTGATTCAGCATTTAACGGGCACCCCCCATCTATCAGAAGTTCCAGCAAGAAAGCTTTGATTTTATTGAGACTTTCACGACTTTCTTTCTCGTAAAATGGATTAAAAGATACACTCTGATACAAATCCCATTTAAATTTGTCTTCGGGAAGATTAACATCTTCCTTCCTTTTAAGTGCACATACACTCATGCCATAAATTGAATAATTGAACGAGGCATTTGCTGTCGGAACTTCATTTGCAACTCTTTTACAGAGTTCGTAAATTTCGTCAATCTCTTTCTTATACATTTTCATTCTCCTTTCCCTCTGGCGTATCAATATCCCAGAGGATTCCGTATATGATCATCGTGGTCATCGCCGCCGCAAAAAGCTGTCTGCCCGGTCCGCCCCACTGCCAGAACGGAAGGAACGTGGAAAAGCTTCCGATCAATGCGGCACAGATGATGTTTTTCAAATTATTCACTGATACCTCCTATGATCCACGCAAGGTTGCTTGCCACCAGTGCGGCGGCTGTTACAATCCATGCTGTGAACCACTTTCTTGATTTCTTCTTGCTTTCCTCAACGATTTCAGTTGCAAGCGCTACTTCGATATCAGCCCATGTTGGCTGGCTTTCACTTTTAATTTCACTCATATCGTGCTAATTTCTCCTTATTTATCATTATTTGTCTTTACAATTAGCAGATAGAGAACTATAATGTATCTATCCACTAAGGTGCTTTAGTGGGTGCAAAGCCCTGGGGTGGAGGTTTCGGCTCCCTCCGGGGCACTCACTTATTAAGAGCAGCTTTGCCTTTCCAGACATGACCAGTTACTTCATAGACTTTCCTAGGGCTTATGATGTATGTGATCCTGCCACCGGAAAGGCTTTTTGCTGGCTTGTTATTCTGGATAGCAGTCCCGATCGGCAACCATCCGTATACAATTCCTGCTCTAATAGATGATGGTGGAATGCCGATTAATTTACTTGCATCCGAAACACTCATATTTTCATTTGAGAATTCCGGCGGTTGTCCAGAGTAAGACAACATTCGTGCGATTTCTGAAGCAAAGGCATATATCTGTGCTGCATTTGCTAAAACTTTTGAAGTTTCACCTGCAAGTTCTTTTATTTTTTCTGGACTCACCAAAAAATTTGAAATTTCACTTGCGAACTGATGAACTTCTGCATTTTCTTTGATATAAGTATCAACTTCGCTCATTTCATGCTCCTTTCTCGTTTTCTTTCTGGCCAGAATCATCTGGCTTATTCTCGGAAAAACTTTCCGTCTTACCAAGAATGTATCCCTTGTCAAAATCTGACATATTAGGAATCGCGTTTTTCAACTTTTCAACGATTCTTTTTTCTTTTTCAGACATGCACTCACTCCTTTCTTGTGATATACTCTCCTGTGAAAGGAGAGATGTTATGGAAATTTCTGGTTCACAAATCAAATTGTTAAAACGTCTTTATAAAACTGATATACCGTTGTCTGATTTTTCCGATTCGGAAAAAGGAGAAATAGAATATCTTGGGAAACGTGGGTTCATTAAATACAGTAAAGAAGATACTGATTCAAGAATCACACCAACCATTGTCTGCATTCAGTCAGCTGGAAAAGCTTTTTATGATTCTTATGCAAGAGACCGCAGACGGTGGTATATCCCTGTTGTTCTGTCCGTTGTTGCCATCGTAATTAGCTTATTTGCACTGTACAAATCTGGACAGGTAATCAATGTTTACATTGACGAAAACAAAATGAATACGGTCACAGCTGAGAATCCTCCAGCAAATGCAGATAACAAATAGGGGAAATTCGGATATCTGTAAATGATTGGTAATCCGTCACCATACTTGCGCAACGCTCTGTGTGCTTGCCTAGCCATTTTCCCATGTGAATAATGAGGGTCACTGTTTATGGAATCCAGAATTTCCCATTTTGTCATATTGTCATATTTTGACGGTGTTCTGTGAAACATTTATTTTCACCTCCTTTGTTTACCTTGTAAACACAGTATAGTCCCTCAGATAACATTTGTCAATACTTTTTTGTTGACTTTGTAAACATTTTATGATATTATATTTTCAGAAAGGAGGAATTAAATTGAAAGACAGGTTTAAAGAGTTGCGAAAAGAATTAAACGTAACTCAGCAAGAATTTGCAGACAAACTAAAGATAAGTAGGAATTTTGTAGCGCAAATTGAAATGGGAAGCAAAGTTCCGTCAGATCGGACTATTGATGATGTTTGCAGAGAATTTAACGTAAACGAAGAATGGCTCAGAACTGGAAACGGAGATATGTTTGTACCCGGAATTAAAGACAAACAAATTTCTGCCATGCTTGCAGATGTAATGAAATCTGGAGAAGATTCTTTCCGACACCGTCTCGTGTCTGCATTAGCCAGATTGGATGATGAGGGATGGGACAATTTAGAAAAACTTATTGACATGATTTCTAATAAGTAAAAAGAAAGACAAGGGCAATGCGCAAACCCTTGTCTTTTTTAATGCTATCCGATTAGCCTTTTCACAAATATATAAATCACTTCTATCCAATGATTATTCGTGCATTTTTCAACCATCTCAATAATCTCTTTCTTATAATCCATAATAACCCTCCCTATCACAACTACCATCTACACTACAGTATATGTTCGGCTGCGGGAAATATAACCGAACATTAGTTCGTTTCATGCCATTATATCACTAATGTTTGCTCTTGGCAACTGCCAGATATACACCGATATGTTTATGATTGCATAGAAATTATTCGTAACATCAAAGATATAGTCTTTTCTGTTTAGTGGCAGGGCGAATAAAAACGGCAGCATGGTCTGCTTTATTTCATGGGCACTATTCTTATGTAGGGTAGAAGATCTGTACGTATTTTGAACAGAATACACTCCTGACTCTTCATGGATATAATCGTCTACACACATTGGTAAATAAACAATGTAATTAAGCAAAAGCACAGCTCCTATTATAATTAGTATATTTTTGATTATTTTCATTTCATAAATCACCTAAAAACGTCTATTTACAACTAAATTTAACGATGCTATAATAAAAATAACATATTTAAACACTTTTTTTTGCAAATGGCGAAAACAATGTTTACAAGGGAATGATTTACATGAAAATTGCGATTTGTGACGATGATAATTTACGGATTGAGATTTTCAAAAATAGCATTGACCGATATCTAAAAGAGCATGGTGATGGTGGATATACATTAACCACCTACACCAGCGGAAAGCCTTTGATCGACGATGTTTCAGATGGTGAATGGTATGACATAATAATTCTTGATGTCTCCATTAACGGAGAAAATGGCATAGAGATTGCCAAAAGATTAAGAAAAATCGGATACTATGGAAATATCACTTTTTGGACAGAACGCAAAGAATATGTATTTGATGCACTTGATGTGCTGCCGGTTCATTACATCATTAAAGGCTCTGAGCATGGAAGAATGTATTCAGTTGTTGAGCAGACGCTTGAAAATATCCGTGAAAAAATGCTTACTATCAAGAACAAGGACTACTTTCACAGAGCTGAATTCCGGCATATTGAATACATCGAAAGCCAGAACAAATACATAATGATCCATTGCACGTGCGGAATATCGCACAAGGAACGAGGAAAGCTCAATGATATCGAAAAGAGTCTTGACGGAAGATTTTTGCGCTGCCACCAGAGCTATATAGTTAATATGGACGAGGTAAGCGAAGTAAGCCATTTTTTTACGATGGTATCTGGCGCGATCGTCCCGATCAGGCAAAGAGAACTTGCGAAAATAAGAGAAAAATATGAAAACTACGTCATTGGAGGGAAATAAAGCATGAGCGAAGAAAAAACAAAGAAATGCAAGTATTGTAAAACAGAGATTCCGGCAGATGCTAAGGTCTGCCCGCAGTGCCGAAAGAAATTAAAAGGCGGAAAACTCAAATGGGTTGTACTGATAATCCTTGTCGGAGCTATCATCGGAGCTGTAGCTGGCGAAAGTGATTCAGAACCAGATAAAAGCGCAGCAACCGCTACTTCTTCAGAAAAGAAAGAAACTGCTGCTAAATCAAAAGAAGAAGCTGCACCGATCGAATACACTGCTGTTTCCGTCAATGATATGATGTCCGATCTTGATAGCAACGCCATGGGTGCATCTGATAAATACAAAGGTAAATACCTTGAGATCACTGGAAATCTCAGCAACATTGATGCTTCCGGAAACTACATCAGCCTCACAGCAGATGGCGACTTTGAGATTATTGGTGTTCAGTGCAACATCAAAAATGACGAGCAAAAATCAAAGGTAGCATCTCTTACCAAAGGCGATAAAGTAACATTAAAAGGAAAATGCACAGATGTTGGAGAAGTCCTTGGATATTCTTTTGACATTGACGAGATTGAGTAAACCAGACTAGCTCCTGCTTAACGGCAGGGGCTATTTTTATACAAGGAGGAAAATCATGGCAAAAAGAAAGAAATATCCAAAATTGCCAAACAGTTTCGGCTCTATCCGCTATCTCGGCAAGGGTCGAAGAAACTGCTATGCAGTACACCCACCGGCAACGATTGACGCAACAGGAAAAGCGATCCGCCCGCCTGCGATCTGCTACGTTGACGACTATCTGAAAGGGTTCGCTGTCCTGACAGCTTACAAAGCTGGGACGTACAAGCCAGGTATGGAAAAGGAACTTGAGATTGCCCCTACAACGGACGCAGACGCCCTTGTAAGCCGTATTCTGTCAGACTACAATACATTTAAGGGCACAGAGGAAAAACACCCGGAAACGCACAAATTGACGTTCTCAGAGGTATATGAGCAGTTTTATGCGTGGAAGTTCCCAGACAGAACAAAAGCGTCCTATAGCTCGATGGAATCATACAAAACAGCTTACTCAAACTGTAAAACATTACACAATCGCACATTTGAAAATTTAAAAGCCCCCGATTTACAAAACGTAATAGATAAATGCACTCTTAAGAAGCAAAGCAAAGCAATTATATTAACTCTCTTTAAGCAGATGTATAAGTATGCCATTTATTCAGAAATCGTGTCGGAAAACAAGGCCTTATACGTAAAAGTTAACGCGAATGATGATACGGAGCATGGTACACCTTTTTCGGATGAGGAATTGCAAATTCTCTGGAATAACACCGATGATCCAGAAGTACAGCTCATTCTGATCATGTGCTACTCCGGCTGGAGAATTGGAGAAGTGCTGAAGCTTACGACAAATCTTGAAGAGAGATATTTTCAGGGCGGCATCAAGACCGCAGCCGGAAAAGACAGGATCGTTCCGATTCATCCGTCCATATATGAGTTTGCGAAGAACAAGGTCCTGACGCAAAACGGTAAGCTCTGCATCTATTCCCAGACGCAGCACCGAAACGCCCTGTTCTACCCTACATTGGAACGCTTGAAAATAACCGGCAACCCGAAACACACGCCACACGATTGTCGGCATACTTTTTCTACCCTGTGTGAAAAATACGGCGTCCGGGAGAACGACCGGAAGAGGATGTTGGGACATTCGTTCGGAAACGATGTTACGAACGCTGTATACGGTCACAGAACCCTGGAAGAACTCCGAACAGAAATAGAAAAGATAAAAGTCCCATTTGTGACTAACTGTGACTAACCGTTCCTATTTTTATCTTTTTTAAACTGCCTTAATTACTCTAACAAAAGTCCGCAAAGGCTTTATTCTACTGGCTTTTCCGCATTTTACAAGGGATTTCGCAAAGACATTTTCTTTAATCTAATTTTAATGAAAATCTCCAAGAATCCTTTGTTTATGCGGCTTTTCAGTCTTTATTTGTGACTAATTTGTGACTAACCGTGTAAATCTATATCTGTTCACAACATCGTAATTTGACGTAAAAAAAAGAGAGTCGGGTTTTTATGCCCAACTCTTTTCTGACTGTCCGCTCGTGTCGCTGCTAACAGCCCCCGAATTGGGACATACAGCTCTTCCGTTCATGCACGGTGGAATCAGTCTGCACTCTTCACTTGTGCGTGGCCACACAGGGTGTTATACATCATAAGTTCAATCCCTGTGCGACTATTAAAAGTATAACTTGCTTTGAAGGAAAAATCAATCAGAACATTATTTCGTATTAGCTTTCATGTGCTCAATCACTTTCTTCCAGGTATCAATGCCGCAAGTTCCATTTGCCTTTACGCCAACATTTTTCTGGAAAACTTTGAGGGAATCATATGTGTCATTCCCAAATTGTCCGTCAGCTTCTACACCCAACATTGCCTGAAGCATTGCCACGGCTGTGCCGGAGTTGCCTTTCCGAATGATCGGAAGCTGAGTTTCAAATTTGCCTGTTAATGATACATTGTTCTGCGTTGTGTTTGTTGTTGTGCTCACTTTGTTCGTTCCTTTCATATATGCAGCTGTTTTACTTACAAATTCCGGCCAGCGGCCTTCTGCCTGGATCCGGCGCGGGCAGTTTTTTCTGGAAGCATCATAGTGGCGTTTCAGGCGATCTGTTCCCCATCCATACTGCTTCAGGAGCTGTGCTGCCAGCTGCTCCGCTTTGTCTACTGCTTTATAGTAGTCTGTTTCCGGATTTACACAAATCTCGATGTTGATGGAATTCCGGTTTGTGATGCCATATTTTCCTTTTCCGTCACCTACGGCCCAGGCCCCGTCTGCATGATCCAGTGTCTGATAGATAGACTTGGAATCTACATAGTAGTGCACGGTTCCAGCAAGGTTTCCATTCTTCATTGCTGCGGCGTGAGCCTTTGCGTCCGCTCCCTTGCTCCAGTTATCCGTCTCGTGGATCACAACATAGGCAGGTTTGTTCTGACCGATGTAGCAGTTCTTCTTGCTGATCATTTTAATGATATTCATAGTATTACTCTCCTTTTCTGTTGTTTTAATTGACAGTATATTGTTCAGAATATTAATGATTTTCTTGCCATAATCCTTACCAGCGGCCCATCCCTGGTGCTTCGGGTTTTCCTGAATGCCAAGGTATTCAACATATTCTGCACACCCTCTTGTCACATAGGTATAGCGTGGATCAATACATTTCTGTTTCAGCCGGTCCGTGCAAGCATACGCCTGAAGGTGCTGGATTTGTGCCCGGATTCCCAGCTGAGGTGTCTTGAAGTTGTTGCCCTTCATGCCGGTTTTAGTCACACCCATGCCACAAAAATTGTTCTGGCTGAGTGTTACCGCAGAACCAGAAAAAGTGAAGTTTCCAGTCTCCAGACAGGACTGAGCAAAAGCAATGTCTCCACGAACGCTCTCCGCCGTTCCCTCAGTAAGGTATAAGGGAATCATTTTAATAACTGAATCGGGCACCTTTGGATTCATTTTTTTAATATAAGCCTGCATCTGCGCGGCGGTGGCTTTAGATTTTCCTGTAATTTTTAACATTAGTTCTCCTTTCATGAAACATATTTATGGTGACTATAGCGCACTGATTCCTGCGCTACTTTTGCATATATCATAGTGGTATCAAGCTTTTCGTGTCCGAGCATTTTCTGTAAGTCGGTGACGTTCATCCCCCGTTCAAGTGCCATGCTCGCCGTTGTATGTCTTATCAGATGTGGGTATAAGTGTCTGCCGATGCCGGAACGTTCGCCAATCTGCCGGACTATCTGCTCAATTTGCGTTTTTGTGATGCCCCGATATGGCTGACGGACGGTGGATATTACGCTGTCGGAATCACCTTTCCGACTGAGCCAGTATTTCTTCAGAGCAACTTCGGCTCTGGCGTTGATATACGATATCCGGTGTTTACTGCCTTTTCCAAACAGATGAACTTCCTTGGTCCGAAAGTCAATGTCAGTTTTCTTCAGAATCACCATTTCAGAAACACGGCATCCGGTGCTGTAGAACAGTTCCACAAGGGCTTTTTCCCGATAATCCTTGCAAGCATCCCGAACTAATTCCAGTTCGATGTCGGACAACGGCTCACGTGGCTTGGATTCAAACTTGATCGGATTTATTCGGCTACAAACATTTTTGGTCAGGTATTCTTCCTTCACACACCAGTCCAGAAACGTGTGAATGATAAGGCGTTTTCCGTCAATCGTCCGGTTGGTGTTGCCTTTTGCCGACAGTCCGAACAGGTACACGCGGATATCGTTTGTGGTTATCTGGTTCAGCGGTTTGTTGACCGTCTGGAAGAAGTCGTCAAGGTTGCACTTGTACGTCCTCAATGACTGTGGGGACATGCCCTCAATCTTTTTGGATACCAGATACACCTTGTAGCACTCCGGTATGCAGTCTTGATACGGCACGATTTCCGTGATTTTCTTCTCAATATCGAAGTTTGCCGAAAACATTTCCAACTCCATCAGTACGGTTTTCATCTGCTCTGGCGTCAGTTTTCCGTCCAGTTTGGCCATAAATTCGGTTGCGAAATTTTCCATAAAAAAGCCCTCCTTTTGGGTACACAAAGGGAGGGTATCGTGTTATAATAATACCGTACCCTTTGTGGTGCTAATTGGAAGTCGAGTGTGTCTTTGGTCGGATAGCTCGGCTTCCTTTTTTGTCATAATGTTTTGCTCGTATTATAACACTTAGCACATCACCGTGGTAGCTTTTTTATGAAATTTTTAATGAATTAAATGGAAATAGGAAAATTAACTCCAAGTAGAAATTTTGCTCCATACACCATTTTCATAATGAGCCGCAGCTAAAGTCTTATTATCATTTCTTATTCCTATAAAATTTGCAATTCCATTGGCACATATTAAAACGCCCCATGCCCATCCTCCGAAAAGTCCGCCGATGGTTCCCCAGACAAAATATGCCATAGGCGAACTTGTTTTATTTAAAAAATTATCAATGTTATCAGAGAGTTCAAGTAAGGTACTAGAAGTTTTGTTACTATTTAATTCATTAATCGCCCCCAGTACCGTCTGGTTGCTCGTCTGCAAGTTGCTAATGACTGCATTGGTCAGTTTCTCAACAATCCAGTTCCAGATTCCGCTGAACGGTGAAAGCTTGTTTGACTTTGACGCCGCGTCGTAAATCATCTGTGTGTCGTTGTCTGCCGGTGTTGCTTTCTGTGAATACTCGTTAAATTTTCCCATTACTGTAATCTCCTTTCTAATTCCTTGATACGTTTTTCTTGCTCGTCAACCTTTGCGCTAAGTTCCTGTATGGCTTTAATGGCGTAGTTCAGCAAGTACGGACTGTTAATCTGCTTAATGTCCATCTCGCCATTTTCGTCATATCCGCCGCCCAGAGCCAAGTTCGGGTCGATTTCTTCCAGTTCGTCCGCCACGAAACCAATGTTCTGATGCCATCCGCCCATCCGCTCTTTCCAGTCAAACTGACGGACTTTCATCTGATTAACCGTTTCGAGAGCGTCTGTTTCGCTGTTTTCGATGTTTTCTTTTAAGCGGATGTCGGAAACTTGTGAGGTTGTATATAAATAGTCTGTGCTAAAGCCAGATCCACCCCATTTAGCACGGATTCCTAAACGTCTGTATGTTGCCGCATCTCCGTGCTTACTGCCTGTTCCCGAAAAAAGATAGGCCACTTGCGAATCATCTGCGCTTACGGACGCTACTGGCTGTCTTTTGACTTTGTTGGATGTTTTTGATTGATTCTCCAAGTCGTAAAACATAAGGGTTCCATCAGTTGAAAAATTCTTCCCAAGTTCGCATCCATCCGTAAAAAGTGAGTTTGTATTTATTCGGACTTTGTTGTTCAGATAGCGAACAATATAGCCTTCCCATTTTTTGCTCGTATCACCTTCCATCCAAAGTTCAGACACGTTATTTTGAACTTTCTGTGCGTACAGTCCGTATTTTCCAAGCATCAGTGCATTGTAGTTGTCTGCGTCTGTGTAGTCCGTATACAATCGCAATCCGGCAGTGTTAAGAGATACCATCGGGTTTCCGGTGTTCTTGTTAAGTACGACATATCCGGTATATCCTAATCTCGATATCTGATTTCCGTCAGCATCGTAAATCTTCAACTGACCGTTTCCATTATTCGTGCCGCCAAGACTGATGACGCCACCTTTCATGGCATTGAATGAGATAAACAGTGTCTGGTTTCCACTTTCATCTTTTTCGTAGTACAGACCCTTGAACTTCCCATCATCCGACAGGATATCAACTATCTGTTCCTGTGTCAGTGATGCCACATCAACCGCAACGGAATATGTCTGGTAGTCCGCAAGCTTTGTTTTTGACTGGTCAAAGTACAGCGAAACCTTGAGCATGTCATGAGCCTTGAGCGACAGTCCGTTGACATTAATCTTCAGGCGGTCAAGTGCCGCAGTCTGCGATACCGTGAGTATTGCCCATGTAGCGCCGCTGTCGGTGGATTTTTCCAGTTTCCACCAACCTTTTTGTGACTGTGCAATCTCGCCGTTTCCGTCACGATAGAACGAATCCACAATGAGCGATGCCGGCGTTATCTTCTTGTCTGCTCCCATCAGTAACACATCTGCATTGCTCTGGAAGAAGTAAGTCCTTCCGGCAGTACCCGGTTCACCCTTAATCTTTGTCCAGCTATATTTCGTCGGGTCGGTGCTATCGTCTGGCGTGTAATCGGTATACTGCCCGATATACAGCTTATTGACGCTATCATCCACAGAGAAACCTGTTCTACCATCCGCACTGTTGGCATATGCGATATGGAAGTACGGCGTTTTTCCATTTACTCCCGGTGTTCCCGGCACGCCCTGCGCTCCGTCTGCCCCCTTAATCAGTGACCACGTATACTTCGTCGGGTCTGTGCTGTCGGCTTCCACGAAGTCCACGTACATGCCGATATATTCACGGTTTCCGTCAGATACCGAAAAGTCTGTTTTGCCATCCGCACTGTTGGCATAGGCAAGGTGCGTGTACTGTGTCTTTCCGTCCTCACCGTCTTTTCCCGGGATGCCGTTTGCTCCGTCTTTTCCGTCATATCCATCAACGCCACGAAACCGGCTCCACGTATAGTCTGCCGGATTAGTGCTTTCTGTAGCCGTGTCCTTATTCGTTGCGATGCCGATATAGGTCGCCTGTGTCACCGTGTAGATTTGTTCTCCGGCACTATCCAGAATCGGACTACCGGCGCTGTCTAACAGCGGTACATAATCCGGGTTGTCTGACATGTCAAGTCCATCCGGTCTTGTGGCGTATTTCATCCACGTATAAGACGACTTGCCGTCTGCTCCCTTTGGCCCTTGTGCGCCCTGGTCGCCCTCGAATTTTGCCCACGTGTACTTGCTTGGGTCTGTACTGTCAACGCCGGAAAAGTCCGTATAAGTTCCGATGTATTTGTTTGGTGTCTTGCTCATCTGTGCCGCTGTCGGGTTCTGTACCGGTGCGTACTGGATATGCAGATACGTTGTCTTTCCATCTGTTCCGACGCCCGGGATTCCCTGCGGTCCGGCGTACTGTTTCGCAAGTGAGAACTGTTTCGATACGACAAGGTTATTCAGATATGCGGCCTTGATGTTCACCCATCCGCTGTCTGCGGTCAGTCCGGTGACAGTGTATGTCTTAGTTTCCTTATTCCAGCTTCCCTGTATGTTCTGGGACGTCGTAATCGTGTACGTACAGTTATCCGTGATATCCTGTGTGCCGTACATGACGGTCGCTGTTGTGGTGCATTCTGGGAACTCTGTATAGTTACCATCACTGTCGACCGGGATTCCCTGATAGTCGTTATCAAGCTGCATGGTCATGTTTCTGGCCAGAGCTGCCATGTTCTCAACATCTTCAATCTTTTCACCAAGTGGTTTACCGCCGATCGTCACATAACTTCCGTTAAGGGTAACTGATCCGGTATCCATATCCGCTTCAAATATCGCATTTCCACTTTTGTCTCTTACGATGAGCGTTCCTGCGTTAATATAGTCGGCGTTGATGCCCTCTGCATAGAGTAGCCTGGTTATTAATTCGCCAGTCACCGCAAAACCGTAAGGATACGTTTTTCCACCATCAATCGACACGGCAAACGCCTCCGCTGTCAGCTTCCAAATTATATTAGATTCTGCTATGGTCGGCTTGTTGTGCATATAGTATATGATACTACCATCCTGTTGTGGCTCCTGTGTCATATACAGACCGCTCGAAGAGCTGAGTGTTTCAGCTAATCTCCGTATAGCCTCTTCTCTTGCGGACGTTTCTTTTTGTACCATCCGGCGCGCTGCAACTATAGCTTTCGTGCTATTTCTGTAAAAATCACTACTGCCTCTGATCGGATCATCAGCCTGTGTCTTAACTGTAGTCAGGCCGCCTACATTTCCGGAAACGTCTGTCAGAGGAGTAAGGTACTTATTCCCTAATCGGTCGTAAGTGTACACCATGTCTCCAAACTCGACGAGCGGGTTATACACCAGATCACCCTCAAGATTCCGGAATCGTGCCCCTACGATCTGTTCACCAATGATATTCGCTACCGTTTGAAGCTGATCGGTATCAATCAGCTCATTCTCAAGCTCAAGGACGTACCCTTCTTCTCCGTACATGCCGGAATAATCAGTATCAGTATCGTCGTTTGACTGCCCGTTCGTTACCTTAATTCCGGTTATGACTATATCGTCACTGGAAAGCGCAGGCGGGTTCGCATAGGCCATCAGCCTCTGAACGTCACTGCCTGGGCCGGATGTGAGAGCCAGGAATCCCTCTGCATTAATAGTCCATCCTGGCAGAGAAACAAAGCCGTCGGTATCAATAGACGGGTTAGCATCACCGAAATGAATAAACCCATCTGCGTCCACAGTCGCAGCATTATCAGATTCCATTTTCCCAAAATCCCATTTTACAAACTGGAGATTCCCGGAATAATCAATCCGGGCGTTCGCAGACTCAACCATAGCCGCATATCCGAACAGCTGGCGGAAGGTCATGCTGTCCGGAATGCTTCTTATTATAATATCGCCATGGCTCATGGTTAGATTCATGCCTATGCCGACAGTCTTACAAGCATCTCTTACAAGGTTACTGAGCGACTGCGGCAGTTTTAATCCGCTGGTATATGTTTTATTTGCCTTATACATATCATCTAGCGCCGTAACATTGATGATATCTGAGTACTGTTCTGGTGTAGTGACTGTATAGACTCCCTTGTCAATAGTTTCGATGATATCTTTTGTGGCTGCCTGTGTTGCAATAATAGGGTCTCCGGTACTGTCCAGAATCGGGTTATAACTTTCGTCCAGCAGCGTGCTTACAGATTCCGGTGCTGCATGCGACGTCTGAAGCTTCAGATAAGCATGAATCTTAGCTCCGTAAAAGTTATAGTTCTTCCATTGCTCCTGATCGTTATTGATACTCAGCGTCAGTGTTTTGCAGACAGTAGCACCGATCGGAAAACTGCTGCTCTCTGCACAGTCGGAAAATCCGTTGCCACCGTTCATGATATCTTTATTAATATTTTTTTTCGTCCCGTCAGGAAAGGTGATATCCACTACCATTCTGACTGGCTCACCAGCTTCAAGCTTTTTTTTAAATGCGTTACTTGCGTTAATCACAGTGGATTCACCCCTATCATGTTAAATTCTAATAATGACATAAACTTTCTATCGTCCGACAGATCTCCGATAGCTATGTTTTGCGTCTCCCCCACGTAGAACGGAGCGTCTCTCCAAACTCCGTAATACGGTGAAAAATAATGTAGCGTAAATTTATATCCTTTCGCTACCATCTGCAAAATTTTAGTTGCTTCCTCCATTGGGAGGTCACTACCCTTATATGTATACTGTTCTACAGTAAACATCGGCGTAAAGTAGCCTACACCGTACTGTGTCCTCTGACTGGATTCTGTGTAAGTCGTGGCGAAGGAGAGCGCAAGGTCTTTGTCCGGTTGCCAAATCACTGTTCCGTTGATTTTATATTTTTCCATAACGCCCTCCTTTCTATGCCATCTCAAACGGGTTTCTGCCGCTTGTATCTCGTCTCATCTGTGCTTCTTTCATCATCTCGTCAAACAGTGTCCTGCGGTTGATCTGAGCTGTAAATCGGTAACTTCCACCACCTGTCTGTCTTCCTGCTGTTTCTTCTCGGACGATCTTTCTGAGCAGAGCTTCCGGCGTCTCGATGTTGTTACCCTGTTTCTGATCGCCCAGAACTGCAAGGAACTCACTTCTTGGTGGAATAACTGCACCCTTGGCTAAATACGGGACCGTCGGCACTCTTGGGAAAGTAGCTCTGAATCCGATAGTCTTTGAGCCGAATGGGGTCGGTACTTTCCATGGGCCGAAAGAGAACGCTGATTCAATCGCACTAACAACTCCATTCACTTTACTGATAGCCCCGTTTACAACACTTATGATGTTGTTCAGAACAGACCTGATAGCGTCTCCCATTCCGTTAAATACACCGACTACAGTGTTTTTAGCGGATGTGAATTTATCAACAATAGCATTCTTGATTCTTTCAACAAAACCACTAACAGTAGACCATATAGCATTCCATTTCTGATGTGCGCTGGCTTTTATGTTCCCCCAAATGGTCGTCATTTTGGTAGCTAGACCTCTGAGCTTATTCCCAATATCCTCAACAAAACGCCTTGTTTTATTAGAAATCCAATCCCATACCTTTCCAGCCATTTCTTTGATTTTGTCCCAGTTTTTGTACAGTAATACACCAATCGCAATACATGCGCCGACTGCAAGAACAAAGACTCCACCTGGTCCGATAGCTGTTGCAATGGCTTTGATACCGCCCATGATGCCGCCTGTACCAGTCATTAACGAGATAAGCCCCTTTGCGGCCATAGCTATTCCAGACACGCTCTTAATAACACTTGATGCCAATCCTGCAATCTTTGCTGCAGCGAACGCCCCAATCAAGGCCGCACCGAATGCTTCAACTATCGGCTGATGATCGGCAAGAAACGTAGCTACTTTTGCGACCAAATTAACCACTGTCGGAAGTCCTACCTCAATGACCCATTTCAGCATCGGAAGAACAATATTTTTGTAAATCCATTCAAGGACATTCCCAATAGATTCCAAAATTGGAGCAAATGCGCTCGTCAAATTGCTGATGGATTCCAGCAATGGATAGAAGTCCAAATTTGCCGCCCATGTTGCCGTATCCTCTGCAATTTTCTCAACAAACTGCATAACTACTACAAGAGCATCTGCAATGTTCTGAATAATCTGTGTCCCGACATTGTTCTTGTTCCATGCGTCAGCAAAGCCGGATGCAATGTTACCGATAGTCTTAAGCACATTCTGAGCAATCTTCAGCATGGTCGTAAGCATCGTTGTGCCTGTACCATTTGTCCAGACTTCAACTAGGCTTTTGCCTACACTCTTGGCGAGCTTTGCAATTCCAGACAGGGCAATCTGTGCCGCATCAATGGTATTCTTGCCCTCTTTTTTCCAAGCATCTTGAAATGGTTTCCAGAGTTTTTTTAAGAGCTTCGCAAGCTTTTCAGCTGATTTGCTGATTTTATCCAGAGCGGTTTCACCCTCTGCTACTTTTCCGTAATCTACGTTGCTGACTGCACTCGGAAGAGATGTTCCGCCGCCGCCACTGCCACTACCGGATGTCGACGGAGTTTTACTTGCTGTTGATGATGTATCCTGTGTAGAATACCGATTAATTTCATCGAGCGGACTAAGATATCCTTTCGCCGCTTTTGCCGCATCTTTTGTTGCATCAGCTACATCTTCCGTAGAATCCGCAAGCTTGCCGGCGTTGTCTGCCGCCTGTCCATAAGCGTCTGCCGTGTCCTGCACGCCACTTACATCACCTGTGAGACCTGCACCACTTCCACTTGTCTGACCAGAGGATTTCTTACCGGTGATTAATTCCGTAAAGGATTTAAAAGCATTGGCTAACGTTGCCAGCTTACCGAGCAGAACATTAATTACTTTCAGAACAGGTGTAAAAATATTAATCAGTCCCTGTCCGACTGTTGCCTTGAGAGATTGCAGCTGTAACTGCATCACTCGCACCTGGTTCGCCCAGCTGCCTGAAGTACGAATGAAATCTCCAGATGCAGCTGATAACTGCTTCTGCACAAAAGCCAATCGGAGAGCTACTTTCTCCTGTTCCGTCATTTCAGATGTGGTTTTGCCATAGCCATTCGCAAGTGCGTACTGGTCAAGTGCCGACTGGCTCATTACCACGCCAAGATCCTTGAGCGTTTCCGTTTCACCAGTAAATACGGATTTCAGTTTGATATAAGCCAAGTCCTGACTGATGTTGTAGAATGATGCTACGTCACCAGTCAGCTGCGTTAGAGCCGTTGACATATCATAAGCCTGCGCTTCGGAGAATCCGAACGACTTGGACATTGCGCCGAACGTGCCGACATACCTTTTTGCCATAGTTTCAGATAGGCCAGCAGAAGTCATGGCATTCTTTGCAAATTCATTGACTTTATCCGACATGGTGGTAAATGTAACATCGACCACGTTCTGTACTTCTGTCAGATCAGAGCCAAGCTCCACGCACTCTTTTCCGAACTGCACTAACTTGCCAACTGCAAACGCCCCACCAATCAGCAGACCGATTTTTTTTACAGCACTCCCAAGGCCGTTAAATGACTGTTTTATAGCTGATACGCCATTTCGGACACCGGTTGTATCCATTCTGGTATCAATAATGACTGAGCCATCAGCAGCCATGTGTCCACCTCCTAACTATTTGAGGTTCAACATCTCATTCAACTTATCTTTATAAGCTTGCTCTTCATCGCTGAGACGTGTTTTTATATCAATAATGTTCTTGTTTTCTTGATAGAATTTCTTTTCCCATTTATCGAGCTTTTCACCCTTCGCCTTTTTAGAGCGGATTCCAACAACTGTGTTAAACAGGCATTCACCAGATTCCATGAAATATCCGAAGAATGTCCACCAGTGCATGTATGGTACGGCTCTGATTTCTTTACCGGCAACCTTGTTTACTGCCGGAACGATCATATCTCCGTCCTGTTCCCAGTCCATCAAACGGGGCTTTGGGTGGTTCGGGTTATCGTCCAACTGTCCGCAGTCGATGAACTCCGATGCTTTCTGACAAGCTTCGTCCAGGCACTCAGCCGGTATGCTTTGCCAATCCTCAAACAGAATCTGTAACATAACAACTGCTTTTGCTTGCTCGTCCAGTTCCGGGTCGTTCATGGCAATCAGAATGTCGATTATTGCCCGAAAATCCGTCCTGATAGAAAAATCCACCCCACTGATGTTGAGTGAGGTGGGAAGCTCATAGGCTGTCATTTTGTATACTTCTCCGTATACTTATTGACTGCTGCCTGCATTTTCTTTTTTCTCTTTTCGATTTCCGGTGCGATTGCTTCTGCGATCTTATCCAGAACGATATAGGCAAATACCTGTCCGTTTCCAAATACGGTAGTTGCTGTAATTGGCTCTTTGAACAGGTCTTTTGATGCTTCGTAGCCAAGCAGATAGTTGATCTTATCTTCGATCTGTTTGTTCAACTCTGCCATTTCTTTTCCGGAAGCAACTTTCTGAATAGAATCTTTGAGCTGCTCAAAGTATTCTGTCAGTTCCTCTGCACGTGCTGCTACATTGATATCGGTCGGGTTCAGCTTAAAAGAAGAAAAAACTTCGTCTTCGTTGTTAGTGAATGTGAAAATGAGAATTCCATCATCAATTTTGGTATTAATTACTTTTGCCATTTAGCATGTCCTCCTTGTATATGTGTTTACTCACTGTCAGCTGTGAATGTACCGGAACTGATATCAAATTTGCCTTTTACACGTTCGCCAACATAGTTAACGGTAAATGGAATCTGATATCCGGATGTATCACCGCCATAGGAGGTCGGAACAACGTAGCACTCCTGCTGGTATGCTTCATATTTGCCTGCTGTAGCTTCTGTCCAGAGATGAACTTCAACTGCTTTTGTTTTAAGGTTATCGTCTTTGAGACGTCCATCTACGATCTTCTGCAATGCTGTGAACAGATCAGAAGTAGTGTCTGCATAGAATGGATCAGCGTCAGAAGAAACTTCATAGCCGTTGTGCTTAAACGTGGATTCTCCAAGAATGTTTTTAGATGTTTCGGTGTCTGGATTGAGTTCTACATTGTACTCTTCCAGATCCTTTCCAAGACGCTCATACTTCGGCGTCAGCCCTCCACAGAGGGAACCTGCATCGATATAATGTGCCATATATTTACGGTCAATCTTGCCTGTAACTGCCATAGAAATGTCCTTTCTGCCTATAACTTTTAAAAGGCTGTGTAGGTTAGCGGCTATCTCTAATTGATAGCCGGTTGTTACTCGTTATATTACTTCGTAAGTGTTTTCGTAGCGTACTGACAATGGCAATAGCCAGTCCTGTACGCCGTTCTCCTGTGGCTCTAAACCATAAGAGTTATCGCGTGTGATACGTTTTATCACTCGCCCCTGCGAAAGCTCAGGAAACGCATTTAAGCGTGTCTCAGAGCCGTTTATAACAACTGGCTCTCGGCATATCCATTTACCGAGATTATCCAGGAACTTCTGAACAGATAGTTTCTGTCGTTCCTTGTCGGATGCTGTTCGGTATACCACATAAAAGGGGTACTGGCATACCTGATGCATCGTTCCGCAGACATCTTCTTTTTCTGAATAGATCAGCGCCCCGTTGTCTGCCGAGAACGCAATTCCGGACTCCTTGCCAAGTTCCTCAAACTTGATTGTTTCATTTTCATATAGTCCCGGATACTGATTCAGAAGTGCTTTCATGGCATCTGTCAGGATTTCATATCCAGTTGCATCTTTTCCAATAGGCTTATCTGCCATGTCTGCCGCCTCCTGCCTGTGCTTTTACTTTGCGAATCCATGTGCTACCATATTGTCGTTTAGCGGCATCGAACCACTTTGCTTGTGCCTGCGGGTGTGCCTGTTTGGTGTATTCAAGATTTTCCTTTGCGGCTGTCTGGCCAGAGAATTGACTGACAAGGACTTTCTTGGCATACTGCCGAGCGTAAGGACTTCCAGTCAGCTCGTCCACCATCGTTTTTCCCATATAAAGGAATCTGCCATAAGGCTCTGCCGCCGCACAAACAAAGCCCGTGCCTTGCATAGAGGAGCTTTTTGCCCTTGTCTTATCAATAAAATCTCCCGAAATCCTCGGCATAAACGGAACCATACTGTCCATAACCATTCCATCAAGGAGATACTGAGCTTCTTGATACTGTCTGGAGAACCTGTCCATATTCAGCTTTATTTTCATATCTCCATCAACTATGGAGAATCCTTTAAAATGATGAATCTTACTCATATTACTTACCCAGAATCTCAAAATGTGGAATCAGCGTATACGGACCGCCTACACTGGTAATCTTAAACACGTTATCCTTGTTCTCATTCATGTACTGGTAGAATCCATTTCGATAATCACCATCAGTTACCGTTCCGCCAGTCCACTCACCCTCCCAGAAGAACGATTCATCTGAGAATGTGATAGTATCTTCCAGAGCGTTGTTAATCTGCTGTTTCCACTCTTTAGGCGGCACCCATGGAAGAATCTTGCCGTCTTTATCAGCAATAGTTATATCGCCGTTCTGGACAGCATAACGGATGTGTAACTGTGCGTTGTCAGTTGCGTCTGGTCCGTACTTTTTGAGGATTGCCCCCTTGTCCGTAATGAGGTCAACGCCGGATAAAGCATGAGGATACCAGTACGCATCTCCAGTCGTGGCTGATTCGTAATAGTCAAAAATCGTCACTGTTTTTTCGTACATGATACCCTCTCCTTAATTATTCTTTCTGCACTGTCTGCTTAATAACCTGATTCACTCCGGTAGCCGACAATCCGTTAAACATACCGACTGCAACCGCCGTGATGTAATCCGTTGCCGGGAAATCTGGGATAACTCCCATTCCGACTGCTCCGAGAATTCCACCAATAACCGCCATGATTACTGGAATCCATTCATCAGAGATTCTTTTTGATGCTTTACAGCCCATTCCTACAATGTAGCAAATCATAATGATTGCTATACATGAGCCTAATGTTGAAATGTCCATAATCATACCTCCAAATCAACTTTTTCCATAACTGCCCTTGCTTCCAGAACAGCAATATAATCCGTCATTGCTCTTACCTGCATATTGTAAGTGCTTCTCGGACAAGTAGGAGTAAACGGGAGTTCTCCTTTATCCCATTTTTCAAGCATATTCGCAAGTTTCTTATATCGAATAACCACCTGCATATACTCTGCCTTAAAGCGTTCCTTGTAATCTGCACTATTCATCATTTCAACTGTCTGTTTTAATTCCATCATTTCTATCACGCTCCTGCATATAAAATCGGAATCCCTTCATCCGTCCTTACTCCCATCAGAAGTGGTAACGCTGTCTTTAAGAGTAAGTCGTTCGTTTTCTGTATATCTCCGGCGGCGGCATACACTGCACTCCATTCCTTTGCACTTGCTCCAATCTGCTGTGGCGTTGCGTAAGAGATGGATTCACTGCCAGAAGATACAGATGTTACAATGCCTGTTGAGATGTTCCCGACATTTATGTCGGTTACATTTGCCGATGCCTGATTAATTGCATTCTTCTCAGCAAGCTCAATCTGATACATTAATTCAGCCAATGAACAGACTGTCTTTTTGATACGCTTCTGTGAGCGTTCGTTTGTTGGCAGTCCGTCCACCAACCTGTCAAACGTCATCGTGTCCACAAAATCACTGGCTCTTTCCGCCAGTCGTGGAAAGTCAGCTTCTGGCACGACATTGCCGAATGATTCTGTATAGAATTTATAATCTGCATAAGCCATGCCAGTTACCTCCCAGGTTTATCATTTCGCTGTTACGCTTGCACTTCCGGCATTCAGTGCTTTGTATGTTCCGTCACACTCAACTACTGTGATCTTCTGTCCGGTTGCCGCTGTGATATCGGCTTTTCCATCCCAGGTACTCCAGTTTCTGAGATTCTGACCGTATCCGACACTTACTGCTTCTGCCGCAACTTTGTATTTATACACATTGCCAGCATTTTCTTTAGCCGGATTTACAGTAATTTTTGTGTCACCGCTTTCTGTTCCAGCCACGGAATTCACTGTCAGAGTACCAAGTGTTGGCGTCTCATCAATGGTGATTACTGCGATTGCATCAATATATTCCGCAAAAAGAGTAAGTCCCATAACTGCGAACGCTTCAGACACTGCTGTGTGGTAGTTGCCCTGAGTGTGAAATCCGATCAGGTTTGTCTCACCAGATACAGTGTATACAAGTCCCGCTCTTGCGAAGTCAGATTCGTTCGGATCAACATAGTAAAGTACGATGTTCTCAACAGGAGTTGCGATAACCTGTCCACGTGGGATCTCACTGTCAGATAACAGGAAGATGGTATTGAATCCCATGAAATCCTTCATGTATTGGAATCCGAACTGGTTCTGAATAGTGATCTCAGCTGCTCCGAGGTATTCATATACGTCCAGAATGTTCACAAATCCAACAACACCAGTCACATTTCTGTGCATCTGCTTGAATTTGTTTTCAACACGACCCTTAGCCATTGCCAGAGCCATCTGGAATGTAGTTTCTGTGGAAGTAAGTGTACCGGTTTTCAGATAGTCATAGAATCTGCTGGTAACGTCAGTCTGAAGCTGGAAAAGGAACTCATCGTCAGTCATCTGAACGGCGTTCTCATAACCGTGATCCTTGATTGCTTCGATAGACACAGCCTTTGCGTACTTCTCGATAGTCATTTCCGCATAGTTCTTTTCTTTTACGGCAAACTTGCTGTAGGGGATTTCCTCACCCTCACCAACATTTCCGCTCTGTAAAGTACCCTCTGCGTACTTGGACTTGAGTACAGCACCCGGCTGTTTTTTGATAGGTCTCATGATACCCAGAATGTCACGTAAGTGCTGCCAGTTTCTTTCGAATCTGGTAACAAAATCAATCTCACGTGCCGTTACCTGAATATCATTTGTCATAATAAGATTAGCTTTTGCTGCCATATAAAAAAATCCTTTCTACCCATAGTTATTAAGGTATTGGGTTAGCGGCTATACTCTGATGCATAGTCGGTGTAAAAAATCACTGGAATAACTGGATATTCTGAGCAATTGCAGCCTGTCTCTCGGACGGGTCTTTGATCGCTTCGATATCTTTCTTTGTCATACTCCCCGGTGTCTGCTGATGTCCAATCCGCGATGTTGCAAATCTCGCCTGTTGCTGCTGGGCCTGCTGCTGACTTTCATCTACAAATGTATCAGGCTCATCCTGTTTCATCTGTTCAAGTAAATCATTAAGCCCGAGGATTTTTCCATCCTTAAGCTTAAGACCAGCTGATTTGATATCAGCAGTAACAGATCTTTTAGCTGCTGGAGATGAAAAATTAACATTTTCCAATGCAGTCTTAAGAGCATCGTCAAAATCTCTTTCGTAGATTTTTGCATTAAACTCTTTCTCTGCATCCTCGGCTTTTTTCTTCCATCCAGCAAGCTCTGTCTGAATATTTGCCGGGTCGATACCGTCAAAACCTTTCAGAGTTTCCTCTGCTGTCTCAGCGCGTTCTTTCCAGTCGTCGCGTTCTCCCTCGACTTTTGACAGAGTTTTTGCTACCTCTTTGGCATTCTTGTAATGCTCAGAGAGTGCCTTTTTAACATCCGCCTGCTTGTCCTCCGGGATCTCAATTCCAAATGATTTTAAAGTGTCAATAAGTTTCTGCATATACATCCTCCTGGTCGTGTTTATTGACCTGCCGCCGCAGGTATTGGATTAAGCCAGTTGGACCACTGGCAGGGTAATTGCAGGAGACGGATTCGAACCGCCGTTCTCAAGGATATGAGCCTTGTGAGATTCCACTTCTCTATCCTGCGATGTACATATCTGGAAGAACCATTTCAGCACGTTCACTTATTGCCTACTTTAAGGGAGACCACTTTACAATCCGATAGGCAGCAAACATGTCCGGAACTCGGAATTACATTCCCATGCGCCGCCCTGCGCTATTCCCACGCCAAACTTTCAGGCTCCAGACAAGCGGAACGGATGGATTCGAACCATCAAGACCTAGTCTACGACCAGGCCGTTCCCAGTTACTTGCACATTCCGAATAACCCGGACACCCCGGGTTAGCAAAGTGTTTAACGTGTCATGCCTGCCACGAGTTGTTTCGGGCGTCTGTCCGCCTATCTACCTTTTACAAAGAGGCGCGTACTGTCTATATGATCGCATAGACAGCAATGATACGTGCCGGAAATTGCATCCGCTTTTCAACCTCCAGATTCCGCCCGAATCTGTTTCTGTTAAGGACACGTACCCGTGAAAGGAGGAATCAATGAAAAAAATGTCTATGTCAAGTGGCGTCAACCACTTACGAATCTTCCCTATGAATATATTTTACCACAGAACTTTCAAAAAGTTGTGGTACATGTTTTAGCTAATTAGAGCATATCCCGGAGTTTTTCTACGTATCTTTTAACAAGATCACGTTCCTCCCGGCACTCTGCATCCTTGGACATATCACTCATTTCTGTTGTGAGTTCGTCAAGGTGTTCTTCCAGGGCAGCAAGCATCTTTCTCTTGCAGTCCTCAGATTTACCGGAACGATAGCTCTGTTTCTGAGTCATATAGTCGTCATAAGCATCTCGTCCGTCAGAGCGGCTGTAATGTCCTCTGACATAATGTTCGCCACGTCTAGCATAAGAACTGCCTCTGTCATAATCCGGCATCATTCTGCCATCATTTGAGCTGTACCTCCCCATGCTGTCGCGCTTTCTTCCACGTTCGCTGTAATCGTCATTGTATCCGCCACGCATCTCATCAAGGACAGCGTTGTAGTACTCCGCCTTTTTGTCCCAGTACTGCGTGTTCTTGATATCTTTGTACATATCAATCAGCTTGTATGTCATTTCCAGATTTCCGGTGGTCAGTCCACTGTCAGCGATTTTAGAAAGCTCGTCTTCAATTCTTGCGCATAAATCTTTAATATCTCTCATAACTGCACCTCCTACGCTTCTCTGGTTACAACAATGTTTGCGTTTGCAACAGAAATTGCCTGATCGCTAGTGCTCTCTACCGCGATGTTAACGCAACATCCGCGAGGTACATCAATATAAATGCCAGAGGACACATTGTTGTACTGGGCTACTGCCGCCGGCGTAGAGATCATCTGAGAAGAAAGAACCGGCTCACCAGAGATTGCAATAGCCAGAGAGATAGCCTCGACAGTACCGCCTGCTGGAATTGCGATATTGCCAGAAAAATCCACGAAGAATCTCGCTTTGCACTGGTTAGTCAGTCCTCTTAACGTAATAATTCCGCTTCCCTCTCTGTGCTGAATACAGTTAGAGCCTTTAACTGCTGTGTTTGAAAATACTACGTTTCCATTTGCTGCTACAGTCTGAGCAGCTACATTTGTAAATTCTGCCATAATTTTTACTCCTTTCATATCACAAAAGGACAGGTCTCAGCCTGCCCCTCTGTGTAATACGGCATAAGCCGACATTCGAATCAATCGAAAGATACTCTCGATATGAAGTTATCAGCAATTACATCCAGTGTTGCATCCGCATCCGTAAAATGTGTTCGGATTAGGAACCTGATATGCCGGAATCGGTGCTGGATTAATCGCATTAATGAGCTGCTGTGTCTGAGAAGCCATTGCAGTTGTAAGAAGAGCACTCTGGCGATCCTGAGAAGCGGCACGTCTGAGGTCATTGTTTTCAGCCTGCAGGTTAGAAATCTTTTCATTGCAGAGATAGTCAAGAATCGCTCTTGTCCCTGCATTCTGGCTGTCAATAATATCTCTTGTGTTACTGTTCATTGTGTTCTGCAATGCACAGGTATTCTGTGCCATGTTGTAGTTCACGCCCTGGATAGCTTCCCTGGTTTCACAACAGCAATTCGCAAGCTGTGCCTGTAAAGCATTGGTGTTCTGCATATTCGCTACAGTATCGGCATTAATAGCCTGCTGGATACCGAAGCCAGTCTGCATGATGTTTGTGTTGATTCCATTAAATCCGGTAAGCATACCGTTGTTCACTGCATAGAATCCATCGCAGAGACCGTTGTTGATTCCGTCAAGTTTGCTGATTACTGCGGAGTTATCAAACCCTCTCTGGATATCTGCCTGAGTAGCTGCTGTGGCTGCATATCCGCCGCCGTTGCCATTATTGCCCCAGCCGTTGTTTCCCCATCCGAAGAAAGCAAAAATGAATAAAACAATAATCCACCAGCTACCATCTCCACCAAACATGCCATCATTCCTGTTATTTCCAGTTAAAAGAGCAACGTCTGATGCTGTTAAATTTCCATCCATAGTTATAATCTCCTTTTTGTGTATTTACATCAATCTGGCCAGATTGTAATGTACTATTCCATTCCTTTCAACATGTGCTGGAATTGTCCTGCCATCTGCTGAACCTGATTAAGTTGCTGCTGGGAAATCTTCCCAGACTGTAACATCTTCTCAACTTCTGCTTTTGGGTCTCCCTTAAAATTCTGTTTAAACTGCATAAACTGCTGTATCATCTGCATTGGCCCGTTTCCCTGCGGCATTCCACCGCCAAGCGCGTTAAATAATGGATTACTCATCTGCGTTTCCTCCTTTGGCTGCTGATTTCTGTGTGGCATTAGCTCTAACAGGTTCAGAAAAAGAATTTAATCGGTTTATGATAGCTTCATATTTGCCTTTTAAATCGTCATATTCCTGTCTGGTGACATATTTACTGTCCATATTCTGAACAGGCTGTTTAGGCGGCATCTGAGTGCCTACCTCGTGGTATTCGAACGTCCGTAATGGCTGTGGCATACCGGAAACATCTGTGGATTTTATGAAGAACTTTTCACTCTCACTGTCCATCAGTAAAACACTTGTCCCGGGCGCTACCAGATAGGATTTTGCACCGACTTCGCCGGATACCCACAGGATACCATTATTATTCTGTTGGAGTTGCTGTACTGGTTGAGCTGGCATCTGGACAGGCTGTTGCTGGAACTGGTTCATCTGTCCCGGGACGCCAAAACTATATTGATAAGGATTGTTATATAATGCCATCTTACGCACCGCCTTTCTGATTATATTTTTGCATAGATATATCAATCTAAAAAGTTCAAAAAAGTGTCAAAAAAGTATTGACATATCACCCAATGAGTGATATTATAATATCAGAAAGAGGAACAAGAAAGCTAAGGAGGAAAAGGACATGAAGAAATATAATTTATCAGCAATAATGAAAAGAGCATGGGAGTTAGTCAAGAAAATGAGAATGTCTATTTCCTCTGGTCTCAAGAAAGCATGGAGGGAAGCAAAAGGTATGTGTAAAGAATTATCGGAACTGGTTGGCAGTCCAAAACAGATCGCCTGGGCTGAGGATATCCGCAAGAAAATGATCGAGTATGGAAACAGTTGCATTAATTTTCATGAATCCAAAGGCAGAAAGAAAATGCCGGAGCGCATGAAAAAAGCCATGGAGACTATTTACGAGATCAAGGAAGCAAAATGGTTTATCGAAAACCGTTATTATGCTTACAGTCCAAGAGAATTAGACGTTGAATTAAATAGTGATATTGATTGTGAAAACAATATTTGCGAAAGAAAATTTAAAGAAGCTTTGAACGATTATAAAGAAAAGATGGAGTGGAAATAAGATGTTGAAAAAATATGAATACGAAAAATTCTTGAGCATGGTAAAGCAGGATCTTGAGAATCAGGAGAAATCAAGCCTTTTGCCATTTGATTTTCCAGATGATGCAGAATTAATTTCTCCGGTTAGAGACGAGGAAATAATTGATGCAGTGTACCGATTTTTGTCAGTTCGTAGCAGCGGTTATATCGACATACCGGTTGAATTAGATAGTAAGTACCATGCATGTCTGTGGAATAAGATTTATAAGCAAATCGAAGCCTTATTTCCAGAACTCAGAGCAGAACAAGTGCATAGTATAGTTAGATATGTCAGGACCAGATTCATCTATAACGAGATGAAGAGAATGAAATCCGACACAGGAAATTTATGTTCTTATGTTGTTTACTCTGATTCAGATGAGAAGTTCGCATTGGATGAACGGTGTTCAAAAATATTTTTGCAGCAAACCTGGATAGAAGAAGATGACGATGAAAAATTCTATTTTAGAATCCTTCCGTCCTCAATGGGATTCTTCACATATCAGGTAAGAGAAGAGGATGTGTTTCCTGAAAAAGCTTCTTCAGGTCCTCTTGATTTTCACGAAATCAGAACGTTATCTGGACTTACGCAGCAAGCTTTTTCTGAAAAATATGGTATTCCTAAAAGAAGCATAGAAAACTGGGAGGGTGGTAAACGTAATCCGCCAGAATATGTGATAAAACTGCTTGAAAGGGTTGTAAAAGAAGATTTTTGTTAAAAAAATGGGAGAGGGTAAAAATATCCTCTCCTTACTTTTTTAGCATACTTTAATTATTTTATTATTTACTCTCCGGCTCAACCGTTTTACCGTGGATATACTCACATTCATCTGTTCAGCGCAATATTCAAGAGTATGTTCCTGACATCTCAGTCGGAATAACTTTTCCTCGTCTGGTGTAAAATTACACTCTAGCAAGAACCTATCTATATCTTTCTTAGTGAACACATATAATTTCATGAGCATACCCCTTATTAATGCTAACGTTGATTCTGCGCAAGATACTCCGTGAGCTTCTGTTTTGTTTTTTTTAACTCCTCGACATTATTCCCACTGATCTGACTGTCCAACATGGTCGACAACACTTCCAGAATCAATGAATCACGCTCTGCAATCCTCTGGAGACTCTCGTAATCTCGTTTGTCATGTTCTTCCAGTGTCTCTACTCGCTTATTGAGTCGGAATGCTGGTGTAATCCACTTAAAGATTACGGCTGCCGCCCCTCCGACAATGGACACTCCTCCGCAGATAGAGAGGAAAATCTGTACAAATTCTGATATGCTCATTTATTCTCCTTTTCCCAGTAATATACTGGGATCTCGTTGCCGGAATCCCATGTATCGAAATATTTGCCCTCTTGCACTGTCACCACATGACCATCTATGCAGAGGATATACGTACCTGTCGGATGGCCTGCACAGAAGTCGTTGACTGTATAGATATATCGCTCTGATTGTTCTATCAGCTTACGTCTGTACCCATGCTTATACAGATACGCTCCCCAGACATAATTTGCACTTGGCATATCTGACAGAGCGCACGCCTGTATCATTAATCCGGCAAATACTGTTTCCCAGTCGAACCCAGTTGCCTTGCATATTGCCCGGATAACGCAATCTCCCGTCCTCTTATCCTTAACAGGATTCGGATTGAAATATTTCCATCTGTCCATCAGTCAATCCCCTTTGCCACTTTATATCTCTTTGCCGCTCCTCTGGCTTTTGCGGCGTTCTGGCGGTTCCATTTAGCAATCATGAGCCGGTCTTGTAGTTCCCTCAGGTCATTCTGCTTGCAGTAATCTTTGTATGCAGCATTTTGCTTCTGCAAAAGATAAGACTTCCGGTCAAGGTCTTGCTGTAGTGCGAATTTCGCCTTTTCATTCGGTGCATTGTCAACTCCTGCTTGCAATCCAAGAACTTCACGCTTCGTTTTGCGGATTCTTCGCTCATAAGTACGTTGTCGCTGTTCCTTTTCGTACAGCTTTCCCTTGTCGGCTTTATCCTGTGCTGATAGTTCCGCATAGGGATTAAATTCCCCATCACTGGCTCCAAAACTATGCCGACAGTTGATCCCTGACAGTCCACTTGCCGTTCCATATCCGGTCAATGAAAAAGGCGGAAATTTCTTGCTCTTGCCCGAACGAGAATATATCTTACCTTGCCACCATGAGTGATTTCCCGGGTTCTCGCCACCATCGCCCGTTCTGGCTCCCATGTGAGCACTGACCAAAACCAAATCCCAGTCCATTTCTTCCATGCGTTTTAGGGATATATCTCCCGCAGCCTGAGCTACGCCAGTTCTGACAGAACGTGCAACCGCCGTTTCAATCGTGTCTTTTCTGCCGGATGGATATGTAACCGTCACACCATCACTCACAACGTTATTAACTGCCTCTTTGATGGCTTGCGTATACCCAACTGCTCCAGTCATCACATGATTATATGCAAGGTCACACTGCTCGATATACAGCCTCTGAGCGGCACTTGCGGTTGTTCGTGTGAAGTTCTTCCACTCTCCCATAGTCGCAAGCATATTCCGCTCCATGAGCCTTATCATAGCCGGTGACTGTTCGAGCGGTACAGGGCTTAATCCTGCCGCCTTATATACCTTATCATCGTAGTTCATTGCAGTAATTCCGGCATCTTCAAACGCTTCAAGAAGCTCCTGCTGCTCACGTTTGGTATATCTGGATAATTCTGCCAGAATGTCCTCTAGCAGTTCACCGGATTCCTGTAGCGTTCTGATTCTCCATGCATCAGCGTTGGTCAAAATATAGTCCTCGCCTCTGCCGATTCTTGCTACCATTCTCGACACGATCTCAGAGATGATATACTGATGCAATTCTTCTGCAATCTGCTCGCTGCCCTCTGTTATCCGGCGTAAATACTCTGGGCTTAACATAACTACTCATCTCCAAACAGTTTCGGTTCATCTGGTTGAGCTTCTTTGACCATTGCCACCGCCTCGTCTTTCGTCATTCCCTCAAACTTTACAAAATACAGCCATGCCGGAACCTTGCCAGTGGTCACATACTGCCACCATCTTGCACGGTCGTTTTCTCTGACATAGAGAATGTCTCCAAAATCATAATTGACTTCATAAGCTCCAATGGGTGCAAGTCCGTACAGGTCAGCGTAAACGTTCAGTGCGTAAATTACTTCGTCCAGACAAGATTCTAGTTTGTCTCGAACGTCCTTGATGAACTGGACTGTCCTCTGCTGTTCTGCTTCTACCCCTGTGGCTGTCTGAATACCGCTAGATTCGTTGAAAACAAAGTACCCGTTGGAGAATCCAGTTTTGTACCCCAACTGGCTTAAAAGGGCGTTTATGCCTGATATACGGGTATCTGTGTTGAGCTGTGGATTGATTTCTTGATAGAACGTATCCTGTCCTTCACCAAATACATTCTTAACAAAGTGCGGTAAGTTCATCTCATTCCGTCTGTTCTCCATACCCTGTGGAGACATGGCTGCTACAGGTGTACCGCTCGGCATCAGCATTCTATCGTCTGCCAGAACAATCTTCTGAGAATCGAAAATCTCTCCGGCGTTTCTACTGTATGCAATGTCAAGGTCTTTTAACTCTTCAATGGCTTCAGCAAATATCGGTAATCCCAATGGGGCACTAATATCCACATTATTCGCCTGTGGTGTCCGTAGGACTCCGTACAGAGGCCCATCCAGCTTCTCACCGTTCGCTTTTAGAATCGGCGGTGTATCTGCCATGAGGTCAGCCCATTTGGTCTGTTTGAGGTCGATTCTGTCACCGATTGACTGAGGGGATTTCGACACATAAGCTCTATTTGAAACGTAGTACGGATAGGCCGTCACGCCATCTACGGTGGTCTCAACAAAACGATGATACTCAAGCCTTGTGTAATATTTCCGTCCAACAGTATAAGAATCTTTAAATATGATTCCTTTAATTTCCTGATTGTCATAATCCACAATCATCACGTCTGCCGGAGTAAATATGTCAAGGCTCTCACCGTTCGGTTTGATGAATACCGTTCCATAAGCACAGCCATATTCTACCCAGTGCCGAATCTGGAAGTATACCTTGTCAATCTGTTCCTGTAGCCATGTAGCTCTTGCAGAACCGTCTATCTGAATGCCGATTGCCAGCGTTGCAAGCCGTGCTGTCTCTGAGCAGACAGATTTAGCAAAATTGATCGTCTTGATATTATTCTTATCATCTAACCATTCCGGTGCACCTCTGTAGATGTTCGCGCACCGGTTAATCAGTGATTCCATCTCCGGGAATTCTGCTGCCTGGATATTAAAATCCTCTTCGGCTTGTTTTTTGAAAATCATGTTAAACCACCTTTTTATCGTTGTTATAAGTCCCATTTAATCTACCTTTTAAAATCCATCCATCTTACAGAAGTATCTCGCACAATAATGTCTTCATATTCTACAACTTTTAAGATTTCGTCAATGTCAGATGATCCATATATTTTTAAACCGATGCTTAAGAATTTATTTATTTTATCTGAAAAGTACCTATCTAACATTTTATGCACTGTACCCCCTTCTCATCGACAATGGACTTGTCGCATACCTGAGAGAATCTATCCAGTGATCATTGCCATCTGGATAATCTGCGATAACCTCTCCATTGCTATCTACTTCATGTTCATAATTGATAATTTCCTTGTATGCTCTAGGCGTTCGTGCCGGATCAATGACTAATGTTCGGCACTGTAACCACTCAAAAGTATATTTGCGGCTTCCCGGTGTAACAATGGCCCTACGTGCTGGAAGCCCTGCATCTCGGAAGTCAATAATACTTTCTTCTTCATCAACTCCGCAAGATATTGAATAATCATCATATCCCTTTTGTTTTATCTGGCCAGCCATTGCTGTATTTCGAATTTTACATCCGCCAAGCTCATCCAGCAGGACAACTTTGTCCTGATTAGGTACATAAGCCACACGAATAAACGCTTTGGGATCTGGATACCATCCCCAGTCTTGTCCCTGATAGACACTTTGATACTTCTGAATTTCTTCGTCTGGAATCGTTCGGATTTCCAACAACTCAAAGATATTTGTACCGAGTCCGACAGGTAATCCAAGATATTCATGCTGATAGGCTCTTGGATTTGTCTTTTTAAGATGCTCCGCATCATCAAGGAATTGTTGACCAAGCCATTCAACAGGAACTGATCTATAATCGCTCTTATGCCTGTAACTGTCGTCTCGTGGCTCTTCTACATACACATTCGCCCAGTTACTCCGGCTAATTGGCGGATTGAATGTCTTAAATACAACAAACTTACTGCCACCTCGAAGGACTGACTGCTGCACTGTACGAATTTCTTCAATGCCCGAAAATTCGTCAAGTTCTTCGAACCAGAGATATTTGAAATATCCCTTGCTTGCTTTAATAGATTTGGTCTTTTTTGCCTTGTCCAGTCCTCTGAATATGATTTTCTGTCCAGTAGGCTTATAAGTGTACTGCATAGGACTTACACTAGTGTCCCACAAGTCATTAACTCCAAGTGCATTAATTCCCCATGCAATTTGCTCGTACACAGATTCTCTAAGCGTATTCCCAACTTTTCGGAATATGACTGCATTAGTTATTGATCCATTAATAGCATCTTGCATCATCTGAAGAGGAATCATGACACCCACAAAGGATGATTTAGTTGATCCGCGTCCACCATACAAATCATAATAGGTGTGCTTGCCATCCAGAATGTCCCAGAACGCATTATAAAAGGCAGGAGCTATAATTTCATTCAGATTAATCGGATTTTCATTCATTCTGTTTCTCCGGCCTTGGAATATTATTTACAATCGTAATCTTTCCATCTCCAAAATCATCATTTTTCTTGTCAGCATCCCATCCCTTAAAATTATTTCTCAAGCTGAACTGAGCGCCATTTGAACCGTCACGATCAAATAATCTTTCTTCTGTATACTGTTCCACTCTGGCTTTCGCGCGCGTTATCGTGTCCATGAATTCTGCTTTTCCCTGATAGTTCAAAAGGCTCTGTCGGCTATTAAAGCCAAGTGCCAAAGCAAGCCCTGTAACGGTCGGAGGGTGAACGTCTACGAATATGGGTGAACCAAATTTATTAAATATTTGCTTTCCCTTACTATCAGTCAAAGGATAACCTTTGCAGTTTTCAAAATACTGTTCTATTTTATCTTCTATTTCTGCGGCACTTGTGTACATTGGTGTCATTCCCACGTTCTCACCTCCAACTGGCTATAAAACCCCATAGTAACACTTCTGAGTATATTTTATCACAGGTCAGTAGAAAAGTTGTGGTACATGTTTGAGGAATTTTGCGCTAAAAAAGAGCCGGTAAATACCGACTCTCTAATTTTATTCATTGCTTTGTAATTTCCTGATTACCTCACCCTGATCTCCCGGACACCCCATGAAACATTCCGGGCAATGTTCGTAGAATGCACATCTGATGCAGTCATGCGGACTGATTGAGCTGCAATATTGATGCAGCACTGC